TTTTAAATCCGGCAATTCAATAAAGAATGTTAAACCAGGTTCGTCTACTGGCATGGGAGCAAGGCAAGCATCCTATTCTGGAATAGCGGAATACGGGAAAAACTTGATGCAACAATCCTTGGGCGGATCAACTCAGAATGCGGCAATCCAAACGGCACAATACACTAGGGAATCAAGAGACTTCTTGCAACAAATAGCTAATAAGGGAAGCGGTCCAAGACAAGATGGAGGAGTTGGTGTTGGAGCAAAACCTGATAAGCTTGGTGGGGATTGGGGAGATAAAGCAGCTGGATGGATTGGTAGTTTTTTTGTGTAGTGGAGTTATTTAATGCCTACTAATGAAACAACAGAAATAGCTGCGGAAAAAATCGCAACAATAAGCCCATCGAAGGCAAGTTTTTCGACTGGTGGTGGCGCGGCAACTATGGAAGTTGTCATTCCAAGGGCAAGCATTGGTAGCTATATACAGAACATCTTGGGAAGTGTTGAAAAGGCTGGAGATGGAAGTCTTAAAAGAAAGTTGCCAGCAGCACACCCATACTACGATTGGCTTTATGCTACAAGAATTAGCAACATAGAAGGCATTACACCGGATGGTCTTTCAGACGCATCGAACTATCAAAGGATTATCCAGACTCACTTTAAAGATGTTGCCATTTACAAGTATTACAAATTAACAGTCGAGTTTGAACCAAGACCATATTTGGTCATTGATGATACTGGTTTAGCTGCGTTTAGAGAGCAAAAAGTTCACTATTATAACCTTGCCAATGACTCCACTAATTACATTGACTGCAAAGAATGGTATAGGTTCGTCGAGATTTCACTTGAGCCTGGGGCTGAACTCTTAACAACAGCAGTAAATAATTTTGTTTTTGTTACAACAGGAGCATCTCCAAATCAAGTTCCAGTAAGCAATCAAAATGGTGGTGGTGTAAACATAACTATTTCAAAACCAGTAATGAAATTGAAATGGTATTTTGTTCCATACGAAGTAGTGTTTTCTAAAAACATTGAAGATGCTTTGGGAAAAGTTAATCAATACCTTTTCTTTAATTACACCGCAGGTAGCCTATTGTTTAAAGGAATTGAGGTTGAAAAATACAGTCCTCCTTATCAAGCTATTGCTCAAAGCCCATTAATAACTAGACCTGAATCCACCAGACTTTGTGATGTTACATTCACATTTCAACTATTTTCACCATCTCCAAATGATATTGGAACAACAATACCTGCAAGAAGTGGTTTTAAAGTTGCTTACGGCCACAATCTAATTCCATTTCCTGGCGATCTTAAATTCCACTATGCTGAAATGGAAGCGGGTTACCCTGCTGGTGGAAGACCGATCTACCCATCCTACCCAATGGAGAAGCTCTTTTTGCTTCCATAACTATGGCATCAATACAAAGAATAAAATTAAACCAGGCTGATGGAACTGTAATAGTTCCAAGCGAATGGTTTGTCGCCAAAATCACAGAGGTTGGAACCACTACTACAGGTTCCGGTTCTTGTGTTGGATATGCCCATGCTTGGATTGAGCAGCAAATTTGCCTTAATGGCTACGATTACGAAGATATGCCAGCAAGTAAGGCTCGCGTTGGAACTTTGGTTAAACAACCCGCTTTTGCTTTGGATGGTTCAAAAGCAACCGTAGGCGACATTGTTTTAATTAGATACAGGTCAATAGATTCTACGGGTCAAACAATTTACGAATTCTTTAAAGGTGGTAGTGGTGGTGGCAACACAATGGATTGCCCCCATGTATCATCAGTCCAATGTACTGGTGGTTTATTAATTGTTACCTATGACACAACCTGTGTGGCCCCATGACGACTGAATCACTAGACTGCTCTAGCGTTGCTCCACCACCAGCGGGTAGTAGGATTTACCATCCATGCTGGGGCAACAGGGCATTACCCAGCACCTTAAATTTCTCAGCTGGTCCTTCAACGCCGATCCCACCCAATACTGTTTGCAATTCGGGCTGGCCTACCAGCGTTATTACCGGAACCCTGACACGGTCCGGTCCATGCGAATTTGTTTGGTTCTATTCCAGCCCCAGCGGATCATTCGGAATATATTTTGCGTGGACTGTTGGCGGACCACCGTTAAGCTGCTCAATCAACCAAACTGAAATGTCTCCAAACTGGGCTTTTAGTAACGCAGTAGGTGTGTCTACCGGATCATGCTCTCAAAACCCCACCACCGGAATCGTAACCATGACATTTACCGGAACGATTGGAGACGGATTTTGTACTTGTCCAATCACAGTCACATTTAACGGGTGATCAATGGGTGCCGGAGCGTACGCTAATCTTTTAGCTGGTAACTGTTTGTCAGTTCCAACGCGTTACCTGATGCCGTTCAAAGAGTTCTGCATTCATACGCTTGCAAGTTCGCCGCCATTTTCTACATATCCAGACTCAGGTCTATTTGGTTGTAATATTGGTGAATATTCGACCAATGCTGGAACTCAGCGATTAGATTATCCACGCATCCCTGACGCATTGACACGGCATCGACTATACGGACAGACCACATCTAATGTAACCCTGCCAACATACTTTCAGGCAGCAGACCTTGCCCCGTGGAGATCGCGCAGGGTCATCATGCCGACAGACCCGTACAACATTCGTGCCAGCGGGCCAGCTGTAAGACAGGCCCATATGTATACGATGCTTCGCAGGCGATTGAAACGGTCAGCATCACCCAACAACAACAACTATGCAAACAAGTCAGGGTTCTATTTTACGGATGCCTCAACCGCTTATAGCAATCAACAAGATTGGCTAGGCTTCCTTCATCCTGGAATGTATCTGTGGACGAACAAGGATGTTTCTGAACCATTTAATGCCGTATCGTATTACGAGGATTCCGGTACAAATCCCGTATACACGGATACCTATAACAAGCAAATAATCCCGTTCTGCACCCCTGTGAACACTTACAATTCGGCTGGCACTCTTCTTGGACAGTACATCGGCTACACGATGATGTTTGTATTCGGCATGGCATTCCTTAAGTATCCAATCCCAGGATTCAAACCTTCGGACTATTACAGCACTAGTCCAACACCACCAGAAGTCACAACGACATTTCAATTCTTTTCAATTGACTGTCATCTATTTATGGTTGGTTCACCAGTATCTGGTCAGACTCTAAAGTCTCCAAAAATCGGTTCAATACGCTACTGGACTTACAACAAAGATGGAACTACTTGGAATATAGGAGACCAGTATATGTATATGCTTAACGGGGAATTTACAACCAATTGGAAATTCAATGTTGCGTTCAACTATGTTGGAAGCGGCAATGAGACAATCCTGTTTAATATGTCCAACCTAAATGTGTATGTAACCCCATGACAACCTACAACCAGAATGTTGCCCAGAATGTTTGTGGCCCATTGCCGGTCACAATTCCGGTCAACATTGATTGCAGCTTATGCGCCATAGGATTCCCCCAAGCTGGTGGGATGATTGGCATCAATTTTTTTGGGCCAAGATGTATTGCAGGGGCTGATCCAAGTCCAAGTTATTGGCTTGGATTCAACACCAAGATGGCTCAATGGAAATGCCCCAATCCAGGTCAAGATGCCGAGCCTGAACCAAATACCTGGGTGGCTACTGGTTTCTTTGGTGGAGCGTCATCAGGCGGATGTTCCAATCAATACAGATTTGACGCAACTTTGGTAGCTTTGAACTCATCCCAAATAAGTATCAGCGTAAGCGTCAAGGTTCTGGCGCAAACAGCAGGCGTATGGTCATGGCAAAGTTATATGTCTTGGTCAGAAACCCTGACGGAAATAGTTAATGCGGACACTACCCGCTACCGGGGAAGGGCATTTGCAAGCCCAGATTTCATCTCAGTAACGCCATCGTCCGTTGGGGGGACTGGTGACCCGGTAAGTTTTGTAAAGACGATTGTAGGCTTAACATCTATGAGGTCTGGGTGTGGCTCAGTAAACAATGCCGTTCCAGATGTATGCGGATTTTGGGATGGGACTCAATGGCTCAGTTGTCTTCGTGGAATGGTACTGTCCACCGGAAGCACAACTATTCGCGGCTTCACCCAATTCGGATTCAACACGCCGACCTGCAACACTTTGGACTCTTGCGGGTGCGACAGAATAATCCTGTCATCCGTATCCCCACCAGTAGGGACTTGCGTTTATAACAGCAACGCTTTCGCCACAACCTATGGGGTTCTTGGTCTTCCTGGAGGAGTGGAATCTGTAGGTGCGATTCAACAGGTTCAACACGCCCCTGCTGTTGCGGGGATAGACATTATCGTCAAGCAGGTTAATGGCGGGACTATTTACATCTGCACCAATGACAATGGGGCCGGTTGGGTAATATCGGCGGCAACCGTATCACAAGCCAAGGGGCCAAGGATTCTGACGGCTAGTAGGACTGGATTCGATGTTTACTTGTATTCTTTGAACTTCCCAAATGACAATCTGCTTGCCGATTCTTGCTCTACTGGTGGACAGTATCCAACACCTGGGGCAGGTGATCCCTACTGGTGTACATCAGGCGGTTGCGTACAATCGCCTCTCCAGCCAGCAGGTGCTTATGGTGGACCTTATTCCACCAGCGGTGCTTGCGCTACAGCCTGCGCGGGATTAACACCACCCAATCCGCCTTACTGGTGCGTTAGTCAAGTTTGCGTTCAATCTTCCACGCCTCCAGCAGGGTATACAGGAGGACCGTTCGCATCATTGGCTTTGTGTCAGGCATCCTTATGTGAAGAAGCACCATTTGAAGGGACGATGCCACAAGAAGTTATGAACTCAAGTACGCCTGTTCCATATACTGAAGAACAATTAACTGATATCAAAGTAGTCAATAAAATAACAAACGAACAGATGCAAAGAATAAAGCTGCCATGCATCCACAGGGGTGAAAGATTGGCATCGGGATTTACCTGAGCAAGTCGAACAAATTATTCATGCGGTCTGCATGGAACCTGCTCTTTCTTCAAATCCGAAGGCATTAACAAGGAATGCATGACTTGTGAAGATTATTCTGGAAAGGACATTGCCAATTAATATATATATTTAGTAGACTATTTTATCCACCGTGTGAGAACCTGGGGACTCTATGGCATGGAATGGCTTAAATTCGCAGAACAGTACGGTATCGCGTCTGCCGGTTTAGCTGCCATCTTCTGGTATGTAGTCCTACCGCTAAAGGACAGGCATATTAAGTTCCTGGATACAACGGAAGAAACCAACAAGTCCTTGGCTAAGACTATTGAAAAACAAGCGGATATCTTGGAAGGTATGCAGACTGGCCTGACCAAGATGAATGATAAGATAGATAAGATGGAAGAAGTAGTTGATAAACTAAGCGTTGTAACTCAGCATCTGCGGATGCCATAACCAGGAGTAGATCATGCCAAGTCTTGTTTACAATTCGTTCATGCGAGACATAGCAACCGGGCAAGTTGATTGCGATACCGACACTTTCAAAATGATGTTGGTCACTTCGACCTATACAGCATCTAAGTCTCACGCCAAAAGAAGCGACATTACCAACGAAGTAGCTGCTGGTTCTGGTTACACTGACGGTACGTATGCTTTAAGTTTTACTGGTGGTGGTGGTACAGGTGCTGCTGGTACTTACACAGTATCTGGTAATGTAGTAACTTCTATCTCACTAACAGCAGAGGGTTCTGGTTATACTTCCACACCTACTATTGGATTCCCCTCTGGTGGTGGTACTGGAGCAACGGCAGGGTGTTCAATTAATGCTATACCACTTCCACACATTCCTGTTCCTATCTTTATTGATGGTTATGTTGCACTAGCCAAAGGTAGTGATGTCTATACTTGTGACGTAGATAATCCTACTAAGTGGACAGCATCTAACTTCCTGTCTGCTGAGATGTTCCCTGATCCAATTGTGGCACTATCAAGACAGAACAACCAAGTAGTTGTATTTGGACAGACTTCTATTGAGTTCTTCTATGATGCTGCTAATGCTGCTGGTAGTCCATTAAGTCGTAACGACTCTACTACTATCCAGATGGGATGCGCTGCACCTTATGCTGTTATTGGTAATGAGAAGTATATCTTCTATATAGCGCAGTCTGATAGTGGTGGTAGAGCAGCTTGGTTGGTAGATGGTTTCCAACCTAAGAAGGTGTCTGACGAGTATATCGAACGTATCTTAGATGCAGAAGTTGATATGTCCGATTGCCGTGGTTTTGGTGTTCGCACGAAAGGTCACTTGTTTTATGTACTTAATTTAAAAACATCTGGAAGGACTTTGGTTTATGACACAGACGAAAAGTTATGGCATGAGTGGTCTTCTAACTCCGCTGGAAATCACACTGTTTTCCAATGTGATTTTATGGCAGACAACTCAACTGGTGCTGCATATCTACTTCACACCAGTAACGGAACTCTTTACAAACTAGATGTAAACTGTTATACTGATGGTACAGATCCAATTAATGTTGAGTTAATTACCAACAGATATGATATGGATACATACCACAGAAAGTTCATGCACTCATGTAAGATTGTTGGTGATAGATACTCTACTGCTAATAGTATTAACCTACAATGGACTAACGATGATTACCAGAACTGGTCTAATGTAAAGAACATCAGTATGACAGATGACTTTCCTGCCTTCCAAAGGCTTGGTGTTTTTAGACGTAGAGCATTTAAGATTACACATAATACTGATAACCCACTTCGTCTTGAGAGTCTTGAAGTAGAATACACAGAGGGGGATACATAATGGCTAATGGACTACCCCCACCGCCAGTTAATGATCAACCCGGTTCATTTGCTTGGCTAGAGTGGTATAGACAACTTAGAAACTATGTGTCAACCTCTGGTTCTGTTCCTTGGTATATCATCAACTTCTCTGGTTCTAATATCACAGATATCGCTACAAGAAACCACAACTCCTTACAAAGTATACAAGGTGGTTCATCTGGACAACACTACCACTTAACCCAAGACCAACATGCTGCTGTCTCCAATAGACTTGAGGTAATGGATACAGCAACCACAACTAGCTTACCAACAACACCCACTGTTTTTAAGCCTACAACCACTATAGAATCTTCTGGTATTACTTATGATTCATCTACTGGTGAGATTGTGTTTACTAATGGTGGTACATATATGTTTATGTTGTTTCTAAATGCAAAGGCGTCCGCGGCTAATAAGTTTATGTACTTCTACGGTGAATTGGACACGGGTTCTGGTTATGCAATTAGACGCTATTCGGCTAGATCGAACTTACTAAAAACTACCTTGGATGAGCAAGTTCTATTTTCATCCACTAACTATTTCCCAAAAGGGACTAAACTAAAGATTTACCTTTGGGGAGAATCTACAGTTGCCATAGAAACACAGGATGTACCCGGAACTACTCCGGGAACAGTAACAATCCCAGCCGCTCGTATGTTGATTGCTGGTTCTTTATAGGATAACGAATTATGAATGAAGAAGATTTTGATTTTCTAGATCAGAACGCAGCAGTTCAAGAAGATAACCTAAACTTTGATCCTAATGCCGAATCTGGCGCTTGGTCTGGTGATTATAATAATTATGATTGGAGTTTTAATCAACCACAACAAGGCCAATTTAATTTTGATAATCAACTGTCAAATTCACCACTACAAGGTTGGCAACAGAATGGCACGGATTGGGGTATGGTTGATCAGCAGTTAGGTACTAACTTCCAAAACCCTATGATTGATGCGTATAATCTTATGCCATCAATGAACCAAGCACAAAATACCTTGGCAAATATCTTCAACAACAAGGGATTTGTAACTGGTCTTGGTGCTCTTGCAGAAGGCTATCAAAATAAGAAGAAAGCCGCCGCACTACAACAGATGGTACAGCAGAATAGACAACCGCTAGATCCATTCGGTTCTCAACGGCCTTTCTATCAACAACAACTACAACAGTCTGTCCAAGATCCATATAGTTCACCAATTGTAAGTGCTCAGGTTGAGCAATTAAAACGAGCACAGGATATTAAGAATGCTGCTGCTGGTCGTAGATCAAACTCAGCCACTACTGATCCTGCTCTTATGGCTGCCATGGCCGGGGTTGCACAGAACTATATGAATAGCTTACAAACACCTGCTGGTGCTAATATCAGTCCTCAAGGTTTATCTAGTCTAATGTCAGCCCAACAACAGGGTATTAATAATGATGTTAATGGTTACTTATCTCCTGCTCTCTCTGCTCTTGCAAAGAGTTCTGGTACTGATACAAACACAAAGACATTAGAGGCACTTCGCGAGTTACTATCTGGGGGTAGATAATGGCACTTCCTATGATTGAAACTGGTTATAAACCAGAGTTTGGCCTTGGTGCTGTTTATCAAGGTTTTAATGCAGCCAATGCTGATATGTCTGCTCAAGAAGAACTTATTAAACAGTTCTTAGCAAATCAACGTGAGCAGTCCATGCAACCTATGGATGTTAATATCAAACAGACAGATTCTGATTACGCCACAATGAAACGCGCTGCTGATTATATGGATGCAGCAAAGCGTGGTTATATTGGTCAGATGAACTCTCAGGATGCTGCTGGTCGTAAGGCTATGGAAACTGCTCAGGGAGATAT